TATTGCTGCCCGTCTGCGCACGCCCCCACTTTCCTTGCGCCGTCCTCAAGAGCACGCAAGGCAATTGCGCTGTCTCGATTTTTCGTGGCGGATACACCGGCGCGGTCTTTATGCCGGTGATTTGACGGTGCCCCTCCTGCAATATTCCTCGTATTTGCTCAATCGTCGCCATCGCCATCACCACCCCCTCTTATATGGCGCAAGCAAGTGGAGTGCGCCCCTGGGTACGCCTGGTATCACATTCCTGCGCTCCTCCGATGAGCTTGCGACCGTCCCGTCAATGAATGCATCCTTTTGTTGGTAGAGAAACGACGCCCAAATAATGGCCGACTGCTTGATGTCGGTCGGGGCGGTTGTGCTGTATCCCCACTTGCCTGTGATTGCGATGCTGATTTCAGGGTCGTCACCGCTGTCACGCCATGTTTGGGGTGCGTTGCTCATCAAATAAAGCTGTGTGATTGGTCTTTCGTTTGGCATTGGGATAATATCGCTGGTGACATCCGTGCCTGCGATGGAAACGGATGTCGGTGTTGCTGCAAGCCTGTTGCGTCCCAGATGCAAATATGCTCCCCATATCCCATCGTCATGTGACGAAAAGTACCGGGGTACGTCCTCAGTCGCATCAAACACCGTGCTGCAATAGCTGTCTATGGCGGCTTTTGCCGCCATGATAGACTGCTCTATCAGCGCATCGTCACTGTCCTCGGTGATGCCGAGGTATCGCTTGATGTCTTCAATATCGCAATAGCTCATAGCACATCCTTCATTATCACAATCTCGGCAAAGTCCTCAAATTCTCCTGCGTCCTCCATCTGGCGGATAACCTCCTCGTCTGTCCGCCACCCGCGGTCGCCATGAAACCACGCCTGGTACCGCGCGTCGTGGACATAGCCTGCATAGCTGGCGTTGTTGCGCAGTCGCGTCGTTCCACTCGCTCCTGGCAGAATATCCCAACGCCTGCCTAACATCTCCGACGTCTTGCGTACTGTCCTCCCCCCCCCAACTCGCGTGTAGACACTCCCCAGTCCACGTTCGTAGTGTGTCCCTCCACGGGTTGGGCGGTTCGCTGCCGTGGCTGGCGGATACTTTGAGATAAGCTCGTGCATCCTGGTGGCGACCATCAGAGTGAATTGCCGCAACCACGAGCCGCCAGAAAGGGACTGTTTCATCTCATCATATTCTTTGGTGTTGATGTGTATTTTCATCGCTTCAACCTCAATGCCGTTGCGCATCTACAGCGTGGATGCGCAGGCGGACCGGAAGGAAATCGGTTTCGCCAGTATTGCTCAGACTTGCCGTCCAGCGGTCCGCAAATGGGGCAAACACGATCGTCTTCATTGGTCTGCCAAATGCGCAAATACGAGAGGTTGTATCGCTCGCGGTAGTGGTCTTGAAGCCCATTTGTCGCTGCTGATGCGGCTCGCGTCACTTCTGTGATTGCGATTGCCTCCGCTCGCGACTTGGACAAACCGACTGCGCGTATGCGCTCTTCCAGTTCTTTTCGCGTCATTCCCGGCGTGTCGAGAAACGACTGTGTGATGCTGCGCAATCGCTTGCGAACGCTATCCGTGATGCCGACCACAAGCCCGCTTGTGTGATGCTGCGCCCACTCTCCTGCGCTTGTGCCAATCTCGTCTATGTCCACGCCAGGCAGGTCGTCACGCAGCACCATCTCGTCTGCGTTGTTGATGTATGCTGCCTCAAGCTCACGTATCAAAACCCTCTGCATATCTCGTGGTAGTTCGGCAATGTCGAACGTGCCTGATGAAAAGATTGACTGCGATACGCTCGTGATGTAGGGGGCAAAGACACGCAGCAACGCATTATAAATCTGGCGTTCGCGCTCTGTCACGGATAATCGCTCCACATCTCGTCGTGTGCGGCCTTCCACGCACGCGCCGCCTCGACACCGCTATCACCCGCACCGCTGCCAATCGTATCGCCTCCTGGCAGTGGGTCGTTGCCGAGATACGCTCTCCCCTCGTTGATTGTCCATACCGGTCCGCCAACGAGTGATGCCACAGCCTGCGCTTTTTGGAGTTCGTACTGCTGGTAACATTCCAGCATATCTTCGCGTGTTTCTGCCCGCAGACCACTCAATGCCAACCATTCGTTGAGCGGAGTAAGGATGCGTGCTTGTATATGAGGGAGCACGGTCTGGTCATAAAGATTAAAAATATCCGCAGACGCATGCGCATACGTGGCGGTTTCACTGTCCACAAGCGATTTCGGCACACCGAACGCGCGGACAATCTCTGTGGTGGAGCGAGGATATTCCTTATCAGACCCGCTCTCCGCCAGCTTTGCCCCGATTGTGTGCATCGAAACATTCCCGCGGAAGGCGAATATCTTGAACGCATTCTTGATACCGCCCATAACACGCCTCATGAGGGCCTGAAAACTGGATAGTTCGCTGTCAGTTACTCGATAGGGGACGGAAGTCGAACCATCGCCGAAGAAAAACAACGTTGGCGATATAGCCCCATTTTTGAAATATTGCTGGCTGAACAACGCGATGTTTTGCATTGTGGAAGCTTCACCAAGCACGCGGTGGAGGGGGCCTCCGCCAGGATGATTTTCGTATGACTTGGAGGCATACCACATCCAATTCATCTCTTCACGCGGTATCTCCTGTACCATCGTTGCCCGCCCGCTGCGGACAAAGTATGCAATCTCCCCATCAGCGGTGTACTGGATGCTGATGGTATGTGGGAGTGGGAGGTAAAAATCGCCTGGGGTTGAGAACCCGACGCCGTTGCGTGGCGTGTGGATGTATGCGCGGCCGAAAAGACACAAATTTTCTTCAATCTCCACCAGCATATTGCGCAGCACGTCCTGCCACGCCAAAAATTCTTTGCCCTCTCGGTTGAGTAGTCGGCCCCGCTTGTACAAATCCAACGGCATTGAGGCCACCGCGCCGGAACGTATCTCCACGCAGCGAAAAACCGTCGCGACGTTGTTGTACGCCTCGACTGGTGACAGTGATGCGGTATCCCTCTCTCCAAGTAGCTCCGACCACCCGTTCACGGCCGACAGTGGTGTCGCTTTTATCTTGCCGTTATGCCTCTCCACAAACTTTATCATTCGTAGCTCCCTGCCACCGCATTAGCCAGAGCCAAAGCCATCACCATGTCATCGTGCTGCCCCGATGGTGCGCCAAACCGCACCAGACCGCCAGGAAGTTGCTCCTGCGTGTATTGCGCCAATTCCCCGATGAGAACCTTGTCATCTGGGATAGATATGGCTTGCTTCTCAAGCGCAATCGCCAGCATATCTATAATATGCTGCTTGCTCTGGTTCGTGGTGCTGAATGGCTGGACTGGTATGGCGTGCGCAAGCATCTCGTAAAGGGCGCGGCCGAATGAGTTGATTTCCACCATCACGACATCTGGGGCCCACTCGGTATATATGTCTTTGATGCGCTCTGCCTGCGCCGCGAACCCGATGCCGGTGAAGCGTTCGGTATGCACAACAGTTTTTTGCTTCGCATCCATCACCACGACCACGGTGTAGTCGTCTGTCCTGCCAACGTCTATGCCAGCAACGTATGGTGCGGCGTGCTCAGGCAAATCATAATAGACACAGTCCTGAATGCCGGTGAAAAACGCACCATCTTCCAACGCACGCGCAAGGACTTCTTGCTCATACACGCGCTCAGGCAATTCTTCTTTAATCGCGTCTATCTCTGTGGATGGGAGATGGGGATTGCAATGCGATGACATCTGCCAGGACGCCCAATCGGGCTTGTCCTGGGCGTCCTGATAAAGCTGCCAGAAATAATTGACGCCTTTCGGCGTCGAAAAGAAAAATACATCGCCCTGCATATCCGCCAGCGTCGGGCGGATAATCTGCTGCCACGCATCTTGAAGCCCGCGCACCATAGCCGCCTCATCTATGATCACACGCGCGTACTTTCGGCCGCGGAGCGCGTCAGGACGCTCAAGCGACCACATCTCGATGCAACCTCCACCGTGCAGGTCAATGCGCTTATCTGCGTCTGATATGCGTGTGGCGTAATCGTGCAGTGTGTGGCGCAAATTACGCCACACCTCCAATAACATCTTGTACGTGGGGGAACACCAGGCGACTGGTTTGCCTTGCCTGGCAATATCTATCGCCAGCCGCGTGCCGAGCACGGTCTTGCCGGACCGTCGCCCCAGGCACGCGACATTGAAACGACGCGCCTCGTCAATGACCCGCTGCTGCATCTCATGCGGCTCAGGGAGACGCAGCGGGATGTCCACAGGACTGCGGGCTGCTGTAAAACGCTTTTCAAGATGCTCAATTCTATTTTTGATTGTCTTGATCACTCTTTCGCTCCAATTGCTCAATCCGTCGTATCAGTTCGGCTTCCTCACTCATACCGCAACGGCTTTTTTCAAACCAGACAATCGCTCCGAGGTTGCGCTCTTTGCAAAGCTCAAAAAGCGCGTTCGCAACCACCGCGTGCGCTTTGGCCTTGCCGCGCTCTATTGCTTCTGCGACGGCAGC